ATGGAGGACTGGGTGGAATATCTGAAAGGCCAGTGCATGGAGAATGAGGAGATTGCCCTGGCGGTCCGCGGGAAGGGGAGATCCTTAAAGGGATGCATCGAAGAGCTGCTCAAATGGTCCTTCAAGAACCAGATCGGGATTGATAAAGATATATTGAAGGCAGCAGGCGTAACCGCTTCCAGGGTGACACTCGGAATCCCGGGGATGGGACGGGCGAAGAAGATCATCAGGGACTACTACATGGGAAAGTAGGCGGAACGGATGAAAAAGAAAGCGATTGAGAAAATACCGTATTTGGGGTTAAAGAAAACCAGCAGAAAGAAAGAGGTGAAATATATCGGAGTCACAGCGGTCAAGATCGTGGGACATGAAAAGCATCTTTTCCTGGAGGTGTATCGGAACCATAAAGGATCAAAAGACACGCCGGCGGTGCGGATCGTGCTCACAAAGAAAGATTTCGGGACATATTGGCCGGAACGGGAGGAATGGACACGGCAGAAAGTGAAAACAGACAGTTACTATGGGGGACTGATATGGGCAGAACGATCAGACACCTGGCGGGCAGAGAAAGAAAACGTCCTGCAGAGTACGGAGGATCTGGAAAGGATCAAAAAATTCTGCAAGGCTACAGTCTACAATGAGTCACACTGGTGGCAATACATATACAGGCATGAGGACGATATTGTGATAACGGCCAGACGGAACAGAGAGCACAGAAAATATATGCGCCGTCAGGAGGCGCTGGCAGACAGAATGGCACATACTGAGGAACTGCCGGAGAAAAAGATCCTGGACAGAGCAAATGGAATATATTTTCAAAATGAGCATTACCTGTATTACAAAAAGCGTGGCAGCTGGGCAAAGATAGCTTGCAGCAAATGCGGAGGAGTAACAGACGCAAGATGGAGAAGCGGGATCTCCTATGAAAGCCAGTTACAGAGATGGACGGAAGAACCGAGGGAGGGCAGATATGGGACCTGTCCGATGTGCGGAGCGCGCGGAAAGTATCAATGCCAGGGAAAAGTGAAAGGAACGCACAGTAAGTCTGTCTATCTGTTTTTGGGACAGAAGTACAAAGAAAATGGAATGGTCATGCGGTATGTGGAAGTGGAGAAAAAGTGGATACTGGGATTCATTTGTGGGGATAAAGGCACGGAAATGTACAACGCCTGTGAAGAGCTCTCCGGAATAGAGATTGCAAGGGCGTATTTTGAGCCGGGCAAAAAGACCCAGATAGACTATCACAAGTATAATCCGTATACGGGGCAAGATTTCTGGGATGATTGCAATCTGCAAGGTATGCAGAATATTTCAATAAACGCCGGGACAGTCATGCAGGAAACCTATGAGGAAATGAAAGAGACAATGTTACGGTACAGCGCATTACAGGAATACGCAAAGAGTGTGGGAGAACTCAATCCAATTGATTACCTGGAGCGTTACAGCCAGACACCACAGATTGAGATCATGGTAAAGATGGGGCTGGATCACGTGGCAGAAAAACTGGTCAAATGCTATTACGGCATGATTGCTGATCAGAATGCAAGACGGCCGGATCACTTCCTGGGAATCCGAAAGGAAAGGGTAAAGCAGCTCATCCGAAAGAAAGGGGACATACAGCTCCTGGAAGTCATGCAGATGGAAAAACGTCAGGGGCAGAACTGGACAGATGAGCAGATCGAACATCTGGCAGAGACTCATCTGAGCGGAGTACAGGTGGAAATGGCCACCAGATACATGACATTGCAGAAACTACTCAACCGTATAGAAAAATATGCTGGCTGTGGGTATGGGACAGAGTGCGGAAATGCGTCAGAGCGGATCAGGCACACGGCCACAACCTATACGGACTATCTGAGCATGAGGCTGTCCTTGGGTTATGATCTTAACAATACGGTATATCAACAGCCGCGGGATTTAGGAGAGGCACATACCAGGATGGTACTGGAAACGAACAAAGAGGAGAAGGATAAACGTCTAAAACAAGCGGCAGAGCAGTATCCGGAGATCCGCCGCGCCTATAGAAGCCTGAGAAAGAAATATTTTTACGAGGATGACAGCTATCTCATCAGACCGGCCAGGTCGGCGGAGGAAATTGTCACGGAGGGGCGGCTGCTCCACCATTGTGTGGGAGGAGACACTTACCTGAGTAAACACAACACGGGAAAGACATACATACTGATGCTGAGGTACAAGACAGAGCCGGATGTTCCTTACATCACGGTTGAGATAGATGCCAGGAATCCAAGGATCATCCAGTGGTACGGAAATAAGGACGGGAAACCGGACAAAGAAAATATGCAGGCATGGCTGGACGCCTGGCTGATGAAAATAAAAGCGGGAACGCTGTCGGTATATGAAAATGACGGATATAAGAGTCAGGAAGTACGGATACGGGTGCCGGCCGCGGCGTCGGCGTAGGAATCGGAAATGATGGGGATGTATCAAATCAACGTCATGCTTGGCTAGAAAAATATAAATTATTTGGATGCAGGGAGGTACGGGATGGAATATGTACAGATGACGCTCACTGACTGGGTGGAGATGAAGCAGAAGCTGAGAAGGGAACTGCTTGGGATCAAGCAGAGCTTTGTGCGGATCGGCTTCATGCTCCGCCAGATTGAGGAGCAGAAGCTATATGAAAATGACGGATATAAAAGCATAGCGGAGTTTGCCAAGGCGGAGCTGGGCCTGGAAGCATCTACCACAAGCCGGTTTATCAGCATCAACCGGGAATATTCCGTAGATGGATATTCCGAGATACTGAGTCCGGAATACGCGGAGCTAGGGAGGAGCCAGCTGGAAGAGATGCTGAAGCTGCCGGAGGAGGACCGGTGCATGGTACAGCCGGAGACTTCAAGGCAGGACATCCGGGATCTGAAAAAGTTCAATAAAGCGGAGCCGGAAATGGGCGTTGCCGATGACCTACGGGAGGTGATCGAGAATTTTTACAAGGACAACGAAGAGATCCTGAATGCGGTATTTTCTGAAAAGGACCTGGGGACTGAGAAGGAAAACATCAAGAGCCTGGCGGAGATCATCAACCCGTCAGGGAACCGTTCCTACAAGAAGGGCCTGTTCTTCCTGATCATGTATGAGGATAAGATTGCCGTCAAAAAGTTCGGTGCTTCTCCCCAGGAAATGACATGGGAGGAGTTCATCGGGGTGACGGTGGATATTTTCAGGGATGCGGCAGAAGGCGGGAACACATGGCAGAGATACTTCGGCCAGAAGGGGCATGATGCGAAAGGCCAGGAAGAACTGCAGAAGCCAGGTGAAGAAGAGTCAGCCGGGCAGCAAACGCCGGATGAGAAAGACCCAGCCAGGCAGCAGGCACCGGATGAGAAAGACCCGGCCAGGCAGCAGGTACCGGATGAGAAAGACCCAGCCGGGCAGCAAACGCTGGATGAGAAAGACCCAGCCAGGCAGCAGGCGCTGGATGAGAAAGACCCAGCCAGGCAGCAGGCACTTGGAAAGGAAAACGAGAGCCAGTTGGTCGGGAAGAATATCATAGAAAATCCTGTGGATGGCTGTAGTGAAACAGAAGAAACTGCAATTGCGCCGGCGCAAAAAACGCCCGAAAACACTGGCCCGGAAGAGGATTCTGCGGAGCCAGAAGCAGGGATGGATATGGAAGGAATCCAGGAAAGAAACCGGGAAGAAGATGAAATCCCGGGACAGATGGAGATCACAAAGGACATGCCGGAATATTGCCCGCAGTTTATGAACGAACCGGAAGAACAGGAATCCGGAAAAACGAACCAGACTGCAATTGCGCCGGCGCAAAAAATGCCCGAAAACACTGAACCGGAAGCCGGTATTCAGGAGGCGGAAAATCCGGAAGGGATAGACAGACCTTATGGAACCAGGAAAGCATATCTTGATAAACAGACGGAATACACAGCGGCGTTATACATAGCAGAGTCAATAAAAGGTATGCGGAATATGACATTTACAGAGATGACGGACTCAGGGCGGTGGGAAAAGTGGCTGAAAACGGAAGTGGATGATCATGGAGAGGAGATTGATATTGTTGAGTGAAAACAGCGGACTGACGATTCCAAAGCCGCAATGGAAGAAAAAAAGGAAGCGGCATAAGCAAAGCATCCTGAATACAGAAAAGGGCACCTGTTTTCTTTGCGCGAGACTGCACAATGATCATAGGCAGAAATATACAGAAGATCACCATATCCTCTTCGGATCCGGCCAGCGTGATATTTCCGAGGCGGAAGGGCTGAAAGTAGATCTGTGTCTGGATCATCACAGGGCAGGGCCGGAAGCAGTGCATAACAATCAGGAAATGCGGGAGCTGCTCTGCCGGATCGTCCAGGAAGAATATGAGAAGAGCCATACCAGGGAAGAATGGATGGAGATCAGCAGGAAGAATTATTTGGAATGAGGGAGGACTGGCGATGGAACCAGGAAGCCTTGCGATCGGGGATCATGTAGAATACCGGAACGGGGACCGGACAGAAACCGGATATGTGACATTTATAACAGGATGGTATGACTATGAATATATCGACATCGGCAGCAGGCCGGTGATGCAGAACGGGCAGAAAAGCACGATCGTAGATATAGAGGATATCATAAGGAAGGTACCTCCGCTGGAATAGGCGTATGGATACACAGGCAGGTATGTCACACAGCGTACAAGCCATCTTTCTTCATCTTCCGGCCTATGGTGCCGGAGGATGGGGAAAAGAGAAAGGAGACCATATGAAGAAAGAGGGTTCGGCAAGGGCCGAAGATGTGAAAATATGTGAGATATGCGGGAAAATGATTATCGGAGAATACGACTGGGTCCAAACAAGGCGGAGAACGAAGTTGTATTTCTGCAAAGGGATGAAATGCAGAGGGAAGAAACATGCCAGCTGAAAATACACGGGAAGGAAAAAAGACTAAGCCGCGGGCGAAGAATACCAGAGCCATCATTGAGCCTTATGTGAGGCGGGGGATTCCGAATACTGAGATCGCGGAAAAGACGGGAATAAAATACATTACGGTATGGGCCGCGGCAAAAAAGATCCGGGAACAGCTGGCGGAAACAAAGGGGAAGAACGCTGACCGCCATCTGTGTAAGACCTGCAAATACAGGGCAGCTGCTTACAATCCAAACAGTTCCTGGATTAAATGCGAATACGCTTTAAAATCCGGGACGAAGCGTTCCCGGGGATGCAATGTGGAGGATTGCGACAAGTACGAAAAAGGCGCGCCGGTAAAGGTGAAGGAGGAACCATGAGTACAAGGGCAATGTATTTGAATGATTTAGACCGATTAACAACGGAGATGATGGAGTATATCTGTGACAAGCTGTGCCGGTATCCAGAGATGGAGCGTGATGAAGAATCCCTGGCGGAGCTGTGTGACGGATGCGGGATGGGAGAGTTCCTTTGCAATATACTCAGCCATGAAGGAGCCAGAACAAACGAAACGGAGAAAAGATCATGAACAGGAATAAAAAGGGCGTCATGCCGGAGATTACCAGGGAAGTATACAAAAATGTCAAGAAATATGACCGTCAGCAGTTCACTGGATTCTGTACGGACCTGTACAAGTACGGGTATGAGGACGGCAGGGAGAGCGTGCCGGTAGTGGATCTGGAAGAGGTTATGGCGGCGGTTTCGGCTGCAAGAGGAGTCGGAAAGAGGACATTTGACAATATCAGGGACTGTGTGGAGCAACTGTTCAGGAAGGAAGATGAGAATGAGTAAGTCAGTATTGATCATAGACACGCCGGAAGACTGTAGGGACTGCATGATCAGGGATTTAACTGACCGCTGTCAGGCTACCGAAAAAGATGTGGACGAATACAGGGAAAGAAGATGCAGGCCGCAGTGGTGCCCGCTGGAAGAGGTGAAAGAGAGCAGTGTTAAACGCTGTACTGCACATTTGAAGAGACATGGGTATATCGTCTTGAAATATACCAAAGCTATGAAAAAGGACGCGGATGAGTGCGAAGCGATGGAAGAGAAGGGAAAAAGCAAAGACTGTTGTAGCTGTTCCTGTTCTGTATGTTTGGTTCAGTAGGGAGGAAATGCGGATGCGATCAGTGTTAAATTACCCGGGAGGCAAGAAGCGGATCGATTCCTGGATCATCAAACACATGCCGCCTCATCACAGTTACCTGGAACCATACTTCGGGTGTGGAGCCGTTCTGTTCGCAAAGCAGCCGGCCCCGATCGAGACGGTCAACGACCTGGACGGAGAGGTGGTGAACTTCTTCCGGGTGATCCGGGATCCTGAAAGCCGGGAAAAGCTGCGGGAACGGATCACCTATACGCCTTATGCCAGACAGGCATATGACGAAGCTGTCCGGGGGGATCCGGAAGATCCAGTGGGGCGCGCTGCCTGTTTTGCGGTGAAATCCATGCAGAGCCACGGTTTCCGGATGACCGATGACGGCGGATGGAAAAAGGATGTACATGGCCGGGAAAAAGCATATGCGGTCAGATACTGGAACGAGTTGCCGGAGTCTATCGCGGAGATGGCCATAAGGCTGAAACAGGTACAGATAGAAAACTGTCCAGCGCTGGAGCTGATCAAGGCATTTGATCATGAGAATGTGCTGATGTACCTAGATCCACCGTATGTATGGTCAACCAGGTGTGGGAGGAAGCAGTACAGGCACGAGATGTCTGATCAGGATCATATAGAACTGCTGGAGACGATAACCAGCAGCAAGGCAAAGGTCATGATCTCCGGCTATGACTGCGAATTATACGACTTTTACCTTGGGGATTGGAATAAAGTGCAGGTTGCGGCCAGGGCGCAGGATAACAGGAGGCGGACTGAGACTTTGTGGATGAACTATGATTTGGAAGATGTACAGTTGACATTGCAAATTTAAAATGAAGGAAGAAAAAACATGATAGGCGCAGAGGAAACAAAGAGGAAAAAAGCGAGTCAGCTCAGGTATAAAAAGCCGATTGTTAATAATCTGAATCTGGAAAGTATCAGGGAAGAACTGTGGGATATACAGGGAGAATGCGAAAATGTTCAATGGTATTTTGACACAGATGAAGATACACTTATCAATGCTCTGGATGGAGACGAGGATGAGGCATATGAGTTTAAAATGATGTTTGCTGATTTGTGTGCCGAATGTGACCGAATGAGAGACGATCTGGATGAAGAATGGATTCCGGATTGTTTTGACAGATTCTTTGTGGCTGTCGGGGCCGGCGAAGACTTCGGAGGACTTCTCGGATACGATACATATGAGCAGGATTATTTTGGGTTGTCCTGCACAGAAGCGTGGGCTGAGGATGAAAGCAAGAAAGTATTGAAACGGATGACCAAGGATGAATTGATAGCAGCAGCCAGACAGTGTTTTCGTGTATATCAATCGTTCATGTCTTTGCGGCACCGGTATGATTGTCTGAAAGCATCTATGGATATCCTGCGTGATCAGAACACGGGGTATCTGCAGATGGTGAAGCAGATCGAGGATGTGTATGAAAGAGCAGAGAAAGACTCTTTGGGATTTCGTTATTTGTTTGGCAAAGAGGTAGGTGAATTGGACAGAATTTTAGAAAATATGCCGCAGGAGGCATGGGTTCAATGATTTAAGGGAGGGTTGGTGCAAAATGGTTGATAAATGGTTGAAATGGGAAAATGGAAAAGAGTGGGGAGAAATAGAGTGTCCCATGTTGGATGGTGAGAGAGTTATGACATATTACCAGGAAGGAGTACCGTGTTACTATTCCTATACAGCCCCGTTTGTATCAGATGGGGAAGTAGGATATTACAGATATGATCATGAAGAGGGTTGTTGGGATGAAGATACTTTCTTCTTTATGGGAGAGTATACAGAGGGTATGCTTTTTAAATTTGGATGAGGGAGGAATAGGGAAATGGAAGAATTGAAAGCGTGTCCGTTCTGTAGCGGAAAAGCGGTGTTTAAGACAATCTGTAATTCATCTTCAAATCATAGAGTTGGGTTTGAATTTAAAATCGAATGTGAGGATTGTAGAGCAAAATTGCAAAAGAGATATAAAGTTGAATTTTCCTTGACTGATAGCGGCGACATAAATCCTTTGTATGATGACAGAAAGAGGGCTGTTGAGGAATGGAACAAGCGTGCATAAAGACACAACACCAATGGGAACTCTGAAAAGGGAGGTTTAACTGTGAAAGGAAAATTAAGGATATTAAAATATCAGGCCGGTTATCCGGGATTAAACAAAAAATTATCTATTGAGAAGCCAAGAGCATACAAAGCAGCGATTATACATATTCGTTTAACGGAATTACAAGAGAAAGGCATGAAAATACTGAAAACAGGCAAACCGAATTCAGGCGGGACACAAATTACATTTATACCTGTGGAATCTGCAGAAGAATATAAATTGGAACTGAAAAAAATATTATCGGACGGAAAAGAAATAGGCGCAAAGTTTGAGCGGTTTTGTAAAGACGATGATGATTCAGAATAAGGACGGGGAGGAACCAGAATGATAGGGAAGAACGAACAGGCGGAAATATTGAAGTATCTGCTTGGTCAGATATACCGGGCGGAAAAGCGGAAGAAACAACTGGATGATCGTCTGAAAGAGATGAATGAAAGAAAACAGTCATATAATGAATCAAACAGATACATTTCTACAAAGAGGAATCACGGAAAAAATGCAGGAGCCGCTTTCGTTCTTTTCCGGATTACTGAAATTGAAGATAGGATTTATCAGCAGAAACAAGAAATTGAAAATGCGATTGTCCAGGTAATGAATATCATCGAATATCTTCCGTTAAATACCATTGAGCGTGAAATATGCGAACTGCGTCATATAGACCTAAAGCCATGGAGTATGATTTCGGCAGAGATCCCGATGTCAAGATCCCAAGTGAACAGGCGCTATAATGCGGCTATTGATGCACTTTTAAATAACAAGAAAATCAGGAAGCTGATTGCAAAACATGAGAATGAATATCTGCAATGGAAGATGGGACGCAAATTTTATAATCAAAAAAAAGAATCCAAAAAAATGGGTGGGAATAGGAAACCAGAAAATAAGTCTGAAAAAAATACCGAAAAAAAGATGGAAAAATAAAAAGGCAGAAATCAATATAAGATTATAAATTTTTTTTTCGGGAGAAGGAAAGATAAAACATTATATCGGATTTATATTTTATTCGGAAAGAAAAACCAGGTAAGTCCAAACAAAAAAAGAAGGTGGGGATCTCGAATGGAAAATCAGATCGGGGAATATTTTCCTATATTTTAACCTGAAAATGGTTGATTATCTCAAAAAAGCCTTGATTTACGGGCATACAAGCAGGATTTCAAGCTGAATTTACTACCAATTTACTACTTTTGAGGGAAAGAGCCTTGATATGCCGCCCGGAACCCTGCAAGCCCAAACACCAGCACACAGCATTGAGAAAGAATAAATGAAAACTGAATACGACGCAAACGCGGCGTTTCTCTATCCCTACACGGGAGAACAGGAACGCCGCTTTTTTTATGCCCTCATGTTACGCAGTAGGGGCAAAAAGAGCCTTGCTACAAGCGGCTTTACGGGCGCGTTTTTAACAGGGACAGGGATTTATACCTAAACCCGGCAAAACGGCGTTCTATCGCGTAACAAATCCACAACCAAAGGAGTGATGAAGCTATGGCAGTTTTCCGAGTGGAGCGCAACAAGGGCTATACCGTTATGAGCAACCACCATTTACGCAACAAGGAACTGACCTTAAAGGCAAAGGGGCTTTTGTCGCAAATGCTGTCACTTCCCGAAGATTGGGACTACACCCTTGCGGGGCTGTCACAGATCAACCGGGAAAGTATCGACGCTATCCGCACCGCCATATGGGAGCTGGAAAAAGCCGGATATATCAAGCGGCAGCAGGGGCGCGACGCAAAGGGCAAAATGACTGCCATTGAATACACCATTTACGAGCAGCCCCAGCCGCCGGACGACACCCCGCCGGGATTGGATAACCCGACATTGGAAAATCCAACACCGGGAAACCCGATATTGGAAAATCCGACACCGGGTAAACCGACGACGGAAAATCCAACGCAATTAAATAAAGATATACAAAAGACTAACTTACCAAAAAAAGAAAAAAGAATTACTGATGAACAAAGTACCCATTCCATTCCTATCCTTTCCCCTAACCCCTCTCCCTCTGACAGAGAAGCGGCTATGCCGCCGGAACGGAAACGAAAGGAATCGGACGCACAGACAGCTTTTGAGATTTACCGGGAGATCATCAAGGACAATATCTCCTATGACATTCTCATGCAGGATATGAAGTTTGACGGGGACAGGCTGGACGAAATTGTTGACCTCATGCTTGAAACCGTATGCACCCGGAGAAAGACGATCCGCATTGCCGGGGACGACTACCCCGCCGAGCTGGTGAAAGCAAAGTTTATGAAGCTGGACGGCGAACATATCCGCTTTGTGCTGGACTGTATGCGGGAGAACACCACCAAAATCCGCAACATCAAGCAGTATTTACGGGCGGTGCTTTTCAATGCCCCGTCCACAATCGGCAACTATTACACGTCCCTTGTGGCTCATGATATGGCAAGCGGCGCACTTGCGCCACAGGAGCCGCACGACCCCTATTCATTCAAACCGGGCGAAAGCCTGTAACCACAAAAGGAGGATTTTATTATGGCACAGAAAATGACGGGAGCATTGGTATTTGACGAGCGCACAGACCGCTACGACATCCGCTTTGACCTTGCCAGCTATTACGGCGGGCTGCATTGCGGGGACTGTTTCGACGTGTTCACCCGCGGCAAGTGGAAGCCTACCCGCATTGAAATGAACATGAAACAGGAATGGTACTTGGTAGGTATCAGAGCCGACGACCTTAACGGGCTGCGGGTGCGTATCTGACCGCCGCCCCATAGGACACCCCGAAAGGAGGGACAGACCCCATGCAGGACGAGATCAACGAGAAAACCGTTGCCCTGTATATCAAGACCGGGAAGCTGACCGCCGAAGTGCTGCAAAAGGCAATGAAAGCCGCGCTTGCACAGTCAAAGAAGCAGATCGGCAAACAGCCCCACGGGAAACAGACCCTAAAGCAGCTTATGAAGCAGAACACAGGCGTTTCCAACATTGAGATCACAAAAGAAAATATCAAGGCATTTGAGAGTACCGCCAAAAAATACGGTATCGACTTTGCGCTGAAAAAAGACAGTACGGAAACCCCGCCTCGCTATCTTGTATTCTTCAAGGGCAGGGACGCAGACGCATTGACCGCCGCTTTCAAGGAGTTTTCCGCAAAGAAGCTGACACAGGACAAAAAGCCCTCAATCCGAAAGGCATTAGCGGCTTTCCGGGAAAAGGCAAAGGAGCTGAACGCCAGCCGCCAGCAGACCAAACACAAGGACAGGGAGGTATCGCTATGAAGCCGGAAGTAAAGAAGCTGCTTATCCTAAACGCGCCCTATCTGCTCTTTGTGTACCTGTTTGACAAGGTGGGCGCGGCTGTCCGGCTTTCCCCCGGCATGGACGCAAGCCAAAAAATCTTACACTTGGGGGAGGGCTTCACCGCTGCCTTTGCTTCCGCTGCCCCCAGCTTCCACCCCGCCGACTTACTGATCGGCATTGTGGGCGCGGTGATTATCCGGCTTGCCGTTTACATGAAAGGCAAGAACGCGAAGAAATACCGCAAAGGCATTGAGTACGGTTCCGCCCGCTGGGGAAATGCCGACGATATTAAGCCCTACACCGACCCGGTATTTGAAAACAATATCCCCTTAACACAGACGGAACGGCTCACCATGAACAGCCGCCCGAAGCAGCCGAAATATGCGAGGAACAAAAATATCCTTGTGATCGGCGGCTCCGGCAGCGGTAAAACCCGGTTCTTTGTGAAACCGTCGCTTATGCAGTGCAGCTCAAAAGATTTTCCAACTTCATATATCGTTACTGACCCGAAAGGAACACTGATTTTGGAAACAGGAAAAATGTTACAGAGGTACAAATACCGTATCAAAGTGCTGAATACGATTAACTTCAAAAAATCCATGAAGTACAATCCCTTTGCCTATCTGCGGAGTGAAAAGGACATTTTGAAGCTGGTGAATACCATAATCGCCAACACCAAAGGCGACGGGGAGAAATCCGGGGAGGATTTTTGGGTGAAGTCGGAACGGCTTTTCTACTGCGCCCTTATCGGCTATATCCACTATGAAGCCCCAGAGGAAGAAAGGAACTTTACGACGCTGCTTGAAATGATAAACGCCAGCGAAGCCCGCGAGGACGACCCGGAATTTCAAAGCCCGGTTGACCTCATGTTTGAACGGCTGGAAGAAAAAGACCCGGAGCATTTCGCTGTCCGGCAGTACAAGAAATTCCTGTTATCGGCGGGCAAGACGCGAAGCTCTATCCTCATTTCCTGCGGTGCGCGGCTTGCGCCATTTGACATACGGGAGCTGCGGGAGCTTATGGAAACGGACGAAATGGAGCTTGACACGCTGGGGGACAGAAAGACCGCCCTTTTCGTCATTATCAGCGACACCGACGACACTTTTAACTTTGTTGTGAGTATTCTCTACACCCAGCTATTCAACCTCTTGTGCGACAAGGCAGATGATGAATACGGCGGGCGGCTTCCCGTCCATGTAAGGTGCTTACTTGATGAATTTGCGAATATCGGGCAGATACCGAAGTTTGAAAAACTCATAGCCACCATAAGGAGCCGGGAAATATCGGCTTCCATCATTTTGCAGAGCCAGTCACAGCTAAAGGCAATCTACAAGGACAACGCGGACACCATAAGCGGGAATTGCGACACGACGCTTTTCTTAGGCGGCAAGGAAAAAACGACGCTCAAAGAAATGTCGGAGCTTTTAGGAAAAGAAACCATAGACAGCTTCAACACGTCCGAAACGCGGGGGCGGGAGCTTTCCCACGGGCTGAACTATCAGAAATTGGGAAAGCAGCTTATGACCGAAGATGAAATCGCGGTTATGGACGGGGGAAAATGTATCTTGCAAGTGCGTGGGGTGCGCCCGTTCTTTTCGGATAAATTCGACATAACAAAGCACCCGAAATACAAGTACCTCTCCGACGCAGACCCGAAGAACGCCTTTGACATGGAAAAGCACATCAAACGCCGCCCCGCCATTGTGAAGCCGGACGAGGAATTTGACGTTTACGAGATCGACGGGGAGGATTTACAGGAGGACGCAGACAGTGAATAAACACCCCGGCACAGACAAAGGGCGGTTTACCCTGCTTGTCAACCCGAAAATCCGGGAGGAACAGCGGCGGCAAGCCGCCCTGCGGAAATTTATCAAGGATTGCGAACGGCTTTACGAGAAGAACCGGGCGCATTTACAGGAGGACGCAAGAAATGAATAAGCGTATCAGAAAGAAACAGCAGAAGCAGCGGGAGCAACGGAAACAGCTTGAAATGAAGTGGCTGCTGGATACGGCAAACGCCATTGACGCAGCAATACAGGAGTATTGGCGGTGGCGGGAAGAAATGGAACGCCGCTATGTGGAGTTTTACGCGGAGGAAATAGCCCGCCGCATGGGGCTTGTCCCGAAACAGTGACAGGGCTTAAAAGATTTGCGGCATGGAAATGTGGATAACAGGCTATGGGGCTATGGAAAACGCCATTCACAGCACATGGAAAAGCCAAAGTGCGGCTTTCCCACGTCCTGCAAACAGCGTTTCCCACAGCCCCATAAGACAGCCAGTTACCCACATTCCCACACCGCCGACGGCTACGGATAAAAGACCCTTTCCTACCTGTCATTCATAAAAAATATTTTTAAGGAGCTGATCTGAAATCAAGAACGTAAACACGGGCTATCTGATACGCGCCCCTACCGGGCAGCGTACCGCCCAAACCCTTACAACTGAATACCGCCGCGCCGCAGAAGTTACGCAGCGTGGGGACACCGCCTTTATACAGGGCGGTTTTTTTATGCGGCGGCGACCAATCGCTGACCGCCTTTTGTCCGCTTGCCGGACAGCCGCAGACGCGGCAGAAAGGATATATTCATGGCATTTTTCAACAGCGCAGTAGACGTTTTGCAGACACTTGTTATCGCACTTGGAGCAGGGCTTGGCATTTGGGGCGTAATCAATCTCATGGAGGGCTACGGCAACGACAACCCCGGCGCGAATGCTCATGTACGGTAAAGAAGCAAGCAACCGAAAACAAGAGATAGACCGCCAGCACCACACATTCCGAACCCAAGAGAAACCAAAGTGCAAAAGACAAGCACCGTGGAAATGTGTATAACTTGCTATTCCGTCATGGAAAAGTCCGTTCACAGAACATGGAAAAGCTAAAGTGCAGCTTTCCCACATTCTGCAAACAGACTTTCCCACAACTCCATAAGATAGCAAGTTATGCACATTACGCACAGTGCCGACTACTACGGAATCCCTCTAGTTCCTGTTAAATAAAAGGCAAGAAATATTATATGCTTATTTGTTGATAAAGTATAAAATATGCAGAACAATATTGCTATAGTTTATACTGCCATATATAATCTCTAATGGCATTGAAAAAATAAAGAAATTGATTAGAAATAGATTTTTAGTAAGAGTCAAATAATAAGCGTCTAGGAAACTACCCTTAGAAGTGGTATCCTCTTTATAGTTAAAGATTAGTGTTGGAAAACTTGCACAAGTTTGATAGGAGACGTATTCAAAAGTTCACTGGTGATATGAACCCACATATTATGTGGGTAGTCACATAATATGTGTTATGTGCTGAGTTTTTGAGAAAGGCCGGGATCCACAAGAATGCTGTATTTCAGCCATTTATCCCAAAAACTCATAACATAA